TAATCCGTTAAATTTCAAATCACCATTAATCAAATTTACGCTGTGAGTTATAGAATTATCTAAAACATTAACTAACTCAAATTTTTCAAATTTTTCAGGAAATTTATCCACCTCTGTAAATAAATTTTCTTGTCCTTCATCATTGAATTGTTTTAATGTTTTACCATCTTTATAATAGGCAATCCAATGGAAATGTAATTTTTTCATACTTTAACTTTAACTTAATAAATTAAATACAATAAAGCTGGAGTTCTGTATTGTATTACAGGAATCCCAGCTATGGCTGCTAATTGTATTTAGTCTTATGCTCATATTGTTGGTTGACTAATTAGTCAAATTATTATGATAAAATTTTAGTTTTCATCATATTGCATGGTGTAAGAAAATGTATCAGTATCACCGGCTTCTGCCCCAGTTGTTGTCTGTAATTGCAAGACAAGGTAATCTGAGTAACCAGATGCGGTTAATTCAGAAGCGGAAGGAGCGGCAGCACCGATAGAAACATTCGCAGAACCAGGGTCACCAGATGGTATGTTTGCACCACCACCGATAGCACCGGTTGCCGGTTGAGCATACGCATTAGGCGTAGCAGGGTCCCATTGGATTACTTCACCAGCACCATAGGCACCGGAAGACTTCCAAAATTGTACATTCTGGACTTTATTAAATGTTCCAGTAAATTTTCCTTGTAACCAAACATCGAATGAATTACGACCCGCGGTAATAGGATATGTAGTGTAATTAGCAGCAGTCGCATCATCAGCATTTTTGAAATTAAACAAATTTCCTGATGGTCCTAGCTCTGAAAGCGTTCCTGCTGGAGCACCATACCGTTGAGCCCATTTGAATATTGCAGCCATAGATTTAGTCTTTCTAAATTAATTATATAATAACTATTATTGCTAAGCCGACCTATTGCGGCATTACTCCAGCCGCCCTCAGCATGTTGTTATATATCGTTTGATACGTGTTTACCCAAATTGCGACATTATCATGTATCCACGCCTCCTTATCCACCATTTGAAGGTTGTTTTTACCCATCTCTTTTCTCTTCTTAACATCCTTTACTAGAATTTCTAACGATTTATACCACTCATCAGCAGAACCAGCTAAAAATCCATTTTTTCCGTTCTGAACTATTTTTCTGTAAGGATAAACATCTGATGCGACAACCGGTATTCCTAGCGAACCGTATTCTTTAATCTTCAAATCTGATTTACAAGAATTGAATGAATTATCTACCAACGGAGCTATGCCAATATCGAACTCCTGCATACTTAATTTATGGAAATAATTCGTAATATCGCATCCTTTAATTACCTCTAATTGATGTTTAATTTTTGTGCCATTCCATTTTCCATCGTACCGCGGTATTTTTTTGAAAGCCTTTTCTGGCTCAATGCCAAATAGCTTCAAAGTAACTTCTGGGTGATTCTGACAGAATTTAGTTATCACATCATCTACTAATTCTAAATCTTTCTGATGAGAAGCCGCTCCAGTATAACCAATTGTTATAGTCTTACTCTTTTTTACTGGTAACTTATCTGGAAATAATGTTTTCTCCAAGAAGTTTGGAATGACGTATATTTTAGAATTCCATGGAGCGTATTCGCGTTGAAGTCTGTCAGTGCTAACCGTAACTGCATCAGCTTTTTCTAACAATGCCATGGCACGCTGTAAATGCGGTCCTGTACTATTCCAAATTCGATAAGATGGATTTGATGGGTCAATGCCTTGCAAATAATCATCTATTTCATAAACCATCACTTTACCAATTGATTTAGCCCAATCAAACAATTCAAACATTGATTGATGATAAGGCATTTGCACGACTACTATATCAGCCCATTCAACGTCAGCTTGTTCAGCAGCAAATACTAATCTGACACCAGCTAAATTAGCTTTTCTAATTTCGTTAGCCGGCATCATCATTCTATAAAATCCTGTGCCTTTTTTATTATCGGCGACAAATAAAATGTTCATATCTTTAACTTTAACTTTAATTAATCCTCTACTTTTTCTAGTTTTATACGATGTCTTTTTAATCCATATTGATGGATAGGAGGAAGCTCTTTTAATTTTTTCAACATGATACTCCAGCTTCCAAAAGACTTAACTATATATTTTATGGATGGGCTACCTTTAACAACTTTCACCCATTCAATCGCGGTCGGATATTGACCAGCTAATTCATCTTCAAAATCTATCCCAGCTTTTCTAACTAAACTTAATATTTCTCTAGGTCTATACTTTCTTTCACCTCTTAGCATTTTAATATGCTTAGTTTTTTTTCTGTGCTTATCCTGTAAGTATGCCATTCTTTCATCGTCATTTACTTTTTTCAAATTTTTATCATTACATTTCTTCGAACATATTTCTCTATTGTCCTCTTTTGAGAGAAATGATTTTTTGCAAATTTTACAAGTATATTTCGTAAACGGTTTCCTTTTTTTATTTGCAAAATATCTATTACGACATAGAACGCTACAGAACCTAACACTACACCTCATCTTGTCTAAATTTATTCTGAAATTGCATCCACAATGCTCACAAACTCGGTTAGATTTAGATACCGCTATTTTTGCTTTAGATTCAATTGTTTTTTTTACGGTCTGCTCCTTGGAATGGGTATGAATATCGTAACATTTTTTGTTACAAAATTTTCTCCCTGGTCTACCCTCAGACACTTTTCCACATTGAAGACACTTTATTTTTTCAAGGCTCATAACTTTATCTTTAACTTATATCAATGCTTCTATCTCTGCCTTAATAACAGGGTAGGCATTGATTCTTAATTTAATTACCAACGCAATTTCCGTTAGTTGGTCATGGAATTTTCCGTCTATTACAGAACTTAGCATCTCAGAAACTTTTCTATCATCAATTGGATTGTCAGCTAAAATACCAGCCCCAAATATATTTGGGATTTCATTTTCATCAAATTTTCCGTAAAAAATTCCTTGGTCATTTCCTATTTTCCAAACACGTGATTTGCGATGAATATCTATTTTAATAGACATATGTTTTTTATTATTTAATGATTTCCTGAAAATTCGGGCTTCACTTTCAGGTAAAAGCCCGAAACCATTGAGTCATTGATTAATAGAGTATGACTCACACTCCTTAAAGACTATACGGAGTAGCTATGAATATCCATTCCGGATGTAGAATACGAGGGAAGCACTCACGACCAACACCTATAAATGTAGTGTAAGGGTCCTTCTTTACTTGTTTCCAAGTATAGAGACCAGTTTTATAGTTGTTGTGTGGATGAGGACCATCGGCGACATCGCCTAATGATTCTCCGTTAGTAACAGGCTCAGGCATCAATATAACTTTATTCTGAGGTAAGAACCTCTGGCTGTCGCCAGAAGAGTCCTCGTAAAAAGAGTCATAAGGAATAACCTTTGTTATATCTGTCATTGTAGTAATCAACTTGATAGCTTGCTTTGGCGAACCAAAAGCATCTGTGTTCATGTGACCACTAAATTTCAATAGAGAACGAACTTTTTCATTCTGAGCTAAATAACCAAGAGTCTTACGTGACAAGTACATACGTGTCGGTGCAAGACCTTTGTTAGTTTCTATATAGGTATCAATCCAATCATTGATGTCCTTTACAGGGTCAGAATTAGTAGTATCACTCCACATCTCTGTGCCAGATAATGTTACTTTGTTGTCAGCAGGAATTGAGTAGTTTACAGAAAAGATGACATCGCCATCATTATAAGTAATTTCTCCCAATATCGCTTGCCAACGCATCCACTCGATGCGATTTGCAACCCTAGATTTAAGCCGTGTTAATGAGGTACGAAGTTTGCCTTCCGCTTCTGCACGTAAAGCACCTAATAGACTTGGACTGTCCTCGACTACAGGTAGTTTGCCAGCTTCTCGCATCGCTCGAAGGTCAGATTCAATGAATCTTTCCTTTTCACGAATGGAAGCAATAGTAGCAACCATCTGGTCGATTTTTTCCTTATCTACCATTGGTGATTCCGCATCAGGAGCAACAAATTTCGCCATTCCCATGTCAGCTTCTAGTACATCCCAAATCAATTTTTCAGTTGCCACCGGTTTGAACGGCAAAAGCTCCTGACCAATATGTGGTGCAATTTTTATCTTGCGAACCACTTTGGTCATAGTAGCCTTTTGCAGTAATGGGGGTGTTCTATCTACCATATGATTATGATTTAGTGAAAATGTATGTCAGAAGTGACAGAACGTAAAGCTGATTTAACATTGGAAGCAACGCTTCCTAATGTTCCATTGCTTGTAACTCTGCTCTCAATAACATGACCCTCGTAACAGCCTCCTACTTCAAGGTCTGAATCCTTTAAATTAGAGTAAGTGTCTAAAACGCATTTGATGTTTGTTAGTGTCTGACGACCATCGGTCGCAGTTGAACTATAAGGACCATACTTACCAGCATCACTTCCAGAAGCAATGATAGCTAATACAGTACCAGGAATGATAATTTTGTTACCATCCGCATCAGCGGTTACAACACCCGCAGCTAAAGTAATAGGAAGGAAAACCCCTTCTTGAGACTTTAAATATTCATTCTTTTTTTTGCCAGTCGTTTCGCTTAAATAAGGCATAAAAGTAATTTTACTGATTATTCATCATCTTTATCTTCGTCCTTATCGGAATCAGATTCAGAGTCAGAATCATCAGGTTGAACTGGGTCAGTTCGTTTAATAAAGTCATCAGCACCTTGTTCTGCCTCTTTATCAGAACTCGACTTTCCAGTTGGCTTTTCAGATTTAGTCACAACTTGTTCGTCATTAAACTTAATGATTTTCGGAGTTGCTTCCTTAACCTGTTTGTAAAGCTCCAACTGTTCATCAGAAAGAGTGGACAAAAGCTGAATCTCGATAGCTTTCATTGCAGGAGTAGTTTTACCACTCTTGCTAAATGATTCTATCATGAGTTCTCTAGTTTTAGATTGCTCGACCGCTAATTTATCGCGGTAAGTGTCGGCGACCTCAGAATCCTTGATTAAAGAATCAAAATCCTGTTTTCGCAATTGAACAAATTTACCTGATTTCCCAGAAACCGTCTTGGTAAATTTAGACTGCTTTAAATATCTTTTACCTATTTTGGTTAGCTTCTCTTTAGCCTGAGTCTGTAAATCTGCTTCGGTGATTGAATCGGAAATTGGTTTTATGTTACCAGCATCAGCTAGACCATCTCTCAAGTGAGCTAGACTAACTTTACCCTCCTTATCCTTATAAGGGATATGGCGAGCGTTTTTGTCGGTAATCTTACTCTTGTTGTATGCTGGTTCGATGACAGCAAAGGCAGAATCAGGAAGTTCATTAATATAATCCTCACTCCATTTATCTTTGGAATTTTTTTCATAAATTCCAGATGAAGGTGAAAGAATTGTTTCAAGTGAAGACAATAATTCACCAATGCGAGTAGCGGAATAATATTTTCCTTTATCTATTAATGACTTTGTGACGGTTTTAAGACTTTCGATGATTTTGTTAATTTGGGAAACTTTCAAATCATTAGCCATTTTAATGACCTTTTTGAAATCTTGTTGAAAACCTTCTTCATCAACGAAGGCACCATCTTCCCCACCTTTAATTTTTTCATCAATGTCTTTAATTAACTTATCACTATCATCTTCGCCATCTCCGTCTTTATC